TCGAGGTACTTGTTTTGCTGAGTTTGGTCTTGCTAGTTGTCGGTTGGTTCGTGTTGACATCGAAGTGCCGGGTTGGTTTCGTTTTGAGTATCCCTCTGCTATGTCTGATAGTTTTGTGCTGGCTTTATCCAGAAGTGTTCCCGCTCCGGCGCCTATTTTAGACGCTGGCTGTATTGCGTCTGCTTGTGCTTCTGTGAGTTTTGTCTGCGCTCTGATGTTTGCGATTTGTGCGGCTACTAGTCCGCTGTTGCTTACTCCTTCTCCTAATTGTTTTTTGTCGTTTTCGAATCGTGCCTGGGCTCCGCCCGGCGTTGATGCCGGGCTTCCGAGTGCCAGTATTCGATTCAGTCCTGCTTTATCCAGGTCCTGTGCGGCCCTTTGATAGGCCGTGTTGCTCATTCGTTCCTGGAACGCCCTATTGAGTGCTGCTTGTCGGGCGTTAGCTTGGTTAGCATCGCTTTGTCCTTTTGACCCTATGAGGCCGCCAATGATATTAGCGCCTCCGCCTATTAGTGCTGCTCCTATACCCATGTGTTTTCCTTAGAAGTGGTCGATTCCGCCTGGTACGCCGTACAGCGGTAATGGTCTTGCCGCTTTGATATCGTGCCATATGTCGGCTATGAAGTGCGGTTCGGACGGCACCGCTATTGCGTTATCGAGTGGTGTTCCGGTGTTGCTTCGGATGAATGTGTCTCCCAGAGTCGGCTCGGTCGTGAATTCTTCACTCACTGTCCACGACGACAAACTATTTGACACCTCCGGCCGCAGCAATCCGGTCAACTTGTTGTTTTGGAATCTATACTCATTGTATCGTCCGGTATAGCCAAATACGTCATCAATCGTTCCTCCCGCTATGTCGGTATAGATTTCCTTATTTAATATTGCTTGTTCACCGATTCCGCTTAGCACCGGGTAGTAGAAATCGTAACGTGTCGATTTGGCCCAGTATCTGTCTTGTCCCTGGCTGTAGGTAATATCGCCTCTGGCGTTGACCAGGGCGATGATCACTCCGTGTTCTACGAAGCTTTTGGTAAAGCTGTGTTCGCCAACGCTATACCCGTAGCCGGCCAGTGCACCTTTTGCGTTATCCGCTGTTGCTGTTCCTTCGTAGGTTGTCTGCGGTACCGGTGTGATACCTACCGTTTGGCTTCCTCCGCCAAGGTATACAGGGCGTTGAGCTGTGTAATCTGGGAATGTAACGCCCCAATGCGCCTTAAGAGTTTCCACGTATCGTGTTCCACTTCTTGCATCTCTTTCGAGCAAGCGTTGAGTTTGGAACGCAAGACGTAGTTCGTTGATGGTGGCTGAGGTTGCATTGGTTAAGTCCGCGTAGATGTCGGGGTAGCTGGTGTTGCCGGTTTCTGCCTGGAAGACCAGGTCAGTATCCGCGGCTGTCCAGTAATTATCCATTGTCACTGTTGGCGGTCCACCCGTCTGGCGGGTGGTTATGGTTGCCGCTGTCGAACCTGTGTCGCTCACTTCAAGTCCTACTCCTACCAGGTCTGCTCGTGTTCCAAGTGGTAGATCTACTGCGTCGCCTTTTTGGGGCCACGGTAGTGCGCTGGTGAAATAGTCGTGTTTTTTAGCCCGTTGTTCTACGACCGACAGGACGCGGCCGTTTGCTGCGTTTGGATCAGCTGCCAGTGTATCGGGCCCGTTATCGAGCTGAATATCCCATGAGTCTTGCAAATTTTCGTCGCGGAACCAGTCGTTCCATATCAAGGTATATGCTCGAAACGGTAATGCGCTCGTCGTTAAGTCGTCCGCCTTAACGTTATTGCCAGCGCCGTCGTCTCTAGGAAGTCCGAAATAATCCCATAAGCTGCCGAGTCCTGTTTGCGTAGTGCTGTTGCCGGCACAGGCCGGCACAGTAAAATCTATACTGTCACCAGGGTCGGCTTGCGCGCCCATGAATCGTTCCCAGCTGCCTTCTGCTGAATCCCATAAGATTCTATAGGGCACGAAAAAGTAGAAAGTGTCGATGTACAATGAGTCCATTAGGGGGTGTAATGGCGTTGCCAGTCTTGCGACAATGGTCGTCTTACAGTTCCAGCTGTCGCCTGGTATTACGTCCCATACACCCATCGGAATCAGGTAATCGGCGTCGAAGGTTGTCTTTACGCCATGTGATAGATCAAAAGTTGATCTCGGTATATCCGCCCGTGGTACTTGTCCGAAGCGGTGTTGGCTTTTGCCGACTTTTGTACGTTGTGCCATTTAAGTGCCCTCTGTTGCGAGTTTCAGGTCGGCTTTTGTTGGGTTGCGATCTGCTGATACGCACTCCAGGCCGGTTGTCAGTTTCTCTAATTCATCGCCTTGCAGAAGTCCGGTCGTGTCATTGTACGATCCGATTCTGTAGAGCGTGTAGTCCTCTGGATGTTTGCCGACTTCGTGGTCGGCGTCTGTTGCTATGTCTTTAAAGCCTCGGACTGCTTGTCCGTCTGCTTGAGAGAAAAAAGGGCGCATGTATACGCCCGAAGCTACGTCGTAGATTGTGTATGCGTTGAGTTTCATGCTGTTTCCTTGTAATTGTTGTAGTTTGCTATTTTGATAAGTTGTCGGCAGTTCCAGCAGTAACTGCCCATTATTAGTGGATGTCTCCACAGGTATTTCTCTTCTGTATTTCTGTCGCCTCGGTGTTTTGGTCCGCAGCAATGCATTTTGCGTTTGTATTTACTTTCTGTTTTCCAATCAAGATTGTCCATTTTCGTAGCCTCTTTTAAGCATGTTCACCTGCGCTTTTTTGACCTTGTATTGGTCTTCTAGTCTTCTAGGTGTGAAGTCTTCACATTTGGAAGCGTGATACTTTCTTCTGAGTTTTTTAATCGTTCTGTAGGTGTCTTCATCCTCCCTTTCCAATAGTGTGTCATAGTATTTAGGTACGCTTTTATAGACCCCTCGTCCGGGTACCGGACATTCGTCCGACGGGAATACGTCGGTTTTGTATTTTTGGTACCACTCATAGCCTATCCCCGGTTTTAAGCTCATCGTTACGTATTCGGGTTCCAGGTTGTATATTTCTCCTGTTGTTGGGTCGACTCGCATGTAATGTTCTTCGGCCTTTTTGCCGGTTACTTTTTTCATGATGTACCGGCTCGTGTATGCCGCTGTTTGATAGTTGAGTTCGCCCAGGCTGCAGAAGCCTTTTCCCCATAGCTGTTCTAACTTTAAGCTTGTGTAAGTGATGATGTCGTTGTCGACTCTGTAGGGTTCTTTATCGTCGAAGTCGATCCCGAATATGCAGGCGTGATAATGTGGCCTGCTTAATTTGTCCCCGTACTCTCCGCAATGGAAGTACCGTATTGTTTTATCCTGGTTCTGTCTCCTGAGTCGCTTCATAAATTTTTGGAAGTGTTCTTTGTTCAAGCTGCCGTCGTGCGGCAGGTGTTGCTGGTCGTAGGTCAGCGTTACGAAGGTATTTTCTTCGTGCATTTGGCTCTCGTGTACTATTCTCGCTGCCCATTCCTTACTTTTGTCGATTCGGCATCCCATACATTGTCCGCATGCGACGTCTATGGCCTTTCCGGCCTCCTTCATTCGTTTGAATACGATGCCGTCTTTTGGATGCTCATAGCCTTTCAATGGTGAATAGCATGTCATTCAGGGTCCCTGTGTTTTTCGTATAGGGCATCGAGGAAGTTGTTGTATCCGCGGTCGTTCCAGGGCCGCTGATCGCTCGGCCCTCGCCGTTTGTTGTATACCCGTGTCGGTCGTTTCGACCGTTTGTTGTTTCTGGTGAAGTGTAGGTTTACGTACCTTCGCCTCATAGCCGTATTCCGCCCCGCGCCATAGTTACCCGATTTTTAGGGTGTTCCTTCATGACGCCTTTTGCGAACATTTTTGCCGATCTCCGTCGTCCTAGTTTACGTCGTCTCATTATTTGTACCTCCGGTCAATTTGTAACCCTCCACGGACCCGTTGGAGGGTCTCCTCACAGTAGCTCTACTTGATGTCTACTGTGTAGGTGACACCATACACCTCTTTGTATGGTTTGTCTCCTCCTCGCGTTCGTAGCGAGGTTTTTAGTAGGGGGTACCCCCATGGGTACCCCCGTTACGTTTCTTATGCCTCCGGCGCCGGTGTTGGCTCTGGTGCTGGAGTTGGCTCTACCGGTGGAGAATCCCCGGTTGGCCTGACGTTTGGCAGTTGTGTGCCGGGTTTTGCTAATTGTGGCAGTTTCTGTGCCAAATCGTCTCTGTTTTCCGGATCGTTTACGAATTCGAAGAATTGTTCCGGACTGTTTGAGAATTCACGCCGGACTTCTGCCGGCAGTTTCTCAAACATGCTGTTGGCCTTTGCGATCTGATTTTGTGCGGTTTGGAAGTCAAAGCCGCTCAGGTCGCCGTATTGGCCTCCCCATTGGTCCAGGTGTGAGAGCGTTCCGCTCCTTGCGTGCCTGGCAATTATTTTGTTGACGTCTGTCTGATCCTTAAAGGATTGTTTGGTTCGACCGTCTGAGTAGTCTTTCGGTAATTGCGTGAGTCTCACGCCTTCGTCGTTTGTCATGAAGCTCATTGTGATTTTGACTCCCTAAGGTAGTGATCGAACAAGCGTTGTGCTTGTTCTTTT